CAGATGTTATTGATAGAAATATCTTGGCAGGAGCAATTTACTTACAACCTACTAAGACTGCTGAATTCATCGTAGTTGACTTCAACATCTTACCAACAGGGGCGGCATTTAATGCATAATATAAAAAAATAAAAAGGATATATTTATTAGTATATAATAGGAGATTAAAAAATGGCAGAAGTATTAGAATTTAACGAGATGTTTTATACCAACTTCGAACCGAAGATGAAGAATAGGTTCATCATGGAAATCGATGGTATACCTTCCTATCTCATAAAAACAGCTAACAGACCAACAGTATCTTTTGAAGAAGTTACTCTTGACCACATTAATGTTAAGAGAAAACTAAAAGGTAAAGCAAGTTGGGAAAATGTTGAAATTACATTATATGACCCAATTGTTCCAAGTGGTGCACAAGCAGTAATGGAATGGGTTAGAACATCACACGAATCTTTAACAGGTAGAGATGGATACGCAGATTTCTATAAGAAAGATGTACAATGTTACCTATTAGGACCAGTTGGTGATAAAATTGAACAATGGACTCTAAAAGGTGCATATATTCAATCAGCTAATTTCAATGACTTAGATTGGGCAAACGCAACTGACCCAGTAGATATAAGTTTAACACTAGCATATGACTACGCAATATTAGAATTCTAAGATAGCGTAATCATAAGAAAGTGTTAGTTCAATTGAAGTAGGTTCATTTGATGACCAATCCAATCCACCGAAGTTCGCAGATTGAATAAATGCACCTTTTAATGTCCATTGTTCAATTTTATCACCAACAGGTCCTAATAGATAACATTGGATATCTTTCTTATAGAAATCTGCATATCCATCTCTACCAGTTAGAGATTCATGAGAAGTTCTTACCCACTCCATCACTGCCTGAGCACCAGATGGAACGATTGGGTCATAAAGTGTCATGGTAACATCTTGCCAATCTCCTTTACCTTTAAGTTTTCTCTTAACATTGATGTGGTCAAGAACAACAGTTTCAAACTGAATAGTTGGTCTTGTAGCTACTTTAATAAGATATGAAGGAATACCATCAATTTCCATGATGAACCTATTTTGCATTTTAGGTTCAAAGTTGGTATAAAACATATCGTTAAATTCTAATACTTCTGCCATTTTGTTTTCTCCTTAATTTGTACTATTATAAATATAGTCCTTTTTATTTTTTATTTTAAAATTATGCCGAGAATGAAGCTCCTGTTGGGAGAATGTTGAAATCTAACACGATGAATTCAGCAGTTTTCGTTGGTTGTAAGAAAATCTGTCCAGCCAATATGTTTCTGTCGATTACATCAGGTGTGTTATTTGATTCATCCATCACTACTCGGAATGCGTATAAACCTTGTCTTTGTTGGATTCCTTCTAAATACGGATTAACAGTATTTAAGAATCTTCCTCTTGTTTGAGAAGTGTTTTGTTCGAACACCAAGTATCTTGATGTAGAAGCGATATACTTCTTAACTTTGATTAATAATCTTCTAACATTGATTCTATCAAGTGCAGAAGCCCTATCTTGTAAAGTTTTTTGTCCGAATGCAACAATACCTTCACCAGGGAATGCCGCGATTGGGTTAACTTTACCTTCATATAGTGTATCTCTTTCAGCGTGTGTTAATCTGTTTAATACAGATACCGCACCTACGATACCACCTCTATTTAAACCAGCGGGTGCGAACCATTCAGCCGCAATCGCATCGTTAGCTGCATATATTCCAGGCATCAATACTGAAGGTGGAACTGCAGTTAATCTATTTGTTCTTGAATCAATTGTTTTAACCCATGGGTAGTAAGTACCTACATAGTTAGAATCTAAGTTACCAGCCTGTTCAACAGCCTGTGAAATAGTATCTGTTGAAACTTGTCCATTTGCAGAGTTGTAAGTTACACCAACAACATCACCAATGAAGAAAGCATCTTCTCTAGCCTCTACCATATCAACAATCTTATCAAATACATAAGAGTGATGTCTACGAACAATACCAGGTGCAGATACTAAATTAATATCGAAATCATCTGGGTTAGATACTGAGTTAATTCCTTTTACATAAGCAACTGAACCACTAGCGGTTGAAGTTGAACAATCAAATCCTTGTGTGTTACCACTACCGAAGTTAGCAGATGAA